TTATTGGTAAGGCACAACTTCTAGAAACCCCTATGGGTAAGATTGCAAAATCTCTTATTGCAGAGGGTGTCACACTTGGAGTCTCTTCACGTGGTATTGGAACACTAAAAGAAGATCGTAATGGTCTTAAAGTTGTAGGTGAAGATTTTCAATTAGCAACTGCTGCAGATATAGTTGCAGATCCTTCTGCACCTGATGCTTTTGTTAATGGAATTATGGAAGGAAAAGAATGGGTTTGGGAAGGAGGAATTCTTCGTGAACACTTTGCTGATGAGACTAAGAAGAGGATTAATACTCTTGTTGGTCAAAAAGCACTTGAAGAACATAAGTTGAACTTATTTACTGATTTTCTCTCAAATCTATAAGTTCTATAAATAAATACAGATTAATCAAAAATATCTAAACAAATGTCCGTTGGTAACGATTTACAAGAAATGGAAAACGTAGTAACTAAAAACGCTGCGCCTGGAGAACCAATGCAGAAGCTCACCACAGGTGGTACTCCTGCTACTTGGGAGGATCTAGGTGGGCCGACACCAGAAAATTCTAAGCCTGATGACAACTCTAATAAGTTGGCAACACCAGGCAAGACACTCAAGCAAGTCAGAGATGTTGTTAATGCAAAAGCAACAGCTGGAGATCAAGCAATTCCTAGTGGAAATGCAACTCCTGGAACCCTTAAGCAGGGAGACGAGCCGGAAGTAAAAGATGAACAGGAAGTTGTTGCCGAGGACGAAAAAGCAACTGAAGAAGTAGTTGCTGAAGAACCTACTAAAGAGGAAGAAGTTGTTTCTGAAGAAGAGACTTCTACCGAAGAAGTAGTTGCCGAAGAAGAGGTTGTTGCCGAAGATAAGATTGATGTTGAAGAAGACATCAATGCTCTTATTGCTGGTGAAGAACTTTCTGAAGAGTTCCAAGAAAAGGCAAGAACAATTTTTGAAACTGCTATTAAGACTAAAGTTTCAGAAATGAAAGAAGAACTTAAGTCTGAGTATGAAAAATCTCTAGTAGAAGAAGTTGCAACTGTTAAAGAAGAACTTTCTAATAGAGTTGATTCATATCTAGAATACGTTGCTGAAGAGTGGGTGGAGGAAAATGCACTTGCTGTTGAGCACGGACTTAAAACAGAAATGACTGAATCATTCCTTTCTGGAATGAAGAGTCTATTTGAAGATCATTATGTAACTATCCCTGAAGACAAATATGATGTACTTAATAGTATGGTAGAAAAACTTGATGAGATGGAAGATAAACTCAACGAGCAAATTAATAAGAATGTTGCTCTAAACAAAAGGTTATCAGAATCGACTGCTGATGTAATCCTAGCGGATGTATCAGAAGGTCTTGCAGTTTCCCAAAAGGAAAAACTTGCTTCTCTTGCCGAAAATGTTGAGTTTGATAGTGAAGAAGCCTATCGTGAGAAGCTAGTAAAGTTGAGAGAGTCATATTTCCCAGCTAATCCTAGTACTCAAAGAAACAATTCAGAGACTATTTCTGAAGGAACTGAGGCACCTCAAGCAGCACCGTCTGGCTTGATGGAAAGTTATCTTCAGACTCTGGGCAGAGTTTCGAATAAGTGATTTTTTAAATTATAGATCAAACTAAAACTTTATACAGGTAAAAACAAATGCAAGCGTTCAATGCTGAACAACTGCAGGAGAAGTGGGCACCTATTCTAGACCATGATGGTCTGGATAAGATTGAAAATTCTCACAAGAGAATGGTGACCGCAGTTCTTCTGGAAAACCAGGAAAAGACTTTAAAAGAGGAAGCAGAATTTCTCTCCGAAGCAGCTCCTGCAAACTCTACTAGTTCTACTAGTATCAAAAACTTCGATCCAGTGCTTATCAGCCTGATTCGTCGTGCAATGCCAAACCTGGTCGCATATGACCTAGCTGGTGTTCAACCAATGAATGGTCCTACTGGACTTATTTTCGCAATGCGTTCACGTTATGCTTCACAAACTGGAGAAGAAGCATTCTACAACGAAGCAGATACTGCATTCTCTGGTCAGTCCAGTGGATTCAATAAGACTTCTGGATGGACTGGTGGAACAGTTGGTTTAGGTACAACTAACCAACAGGGTTCTAACCCAGGTGCTCTTGACGGTACATTCCCTGCTACTGCTGATGCTACTACCTACAACGTAGGTGAGGGCATGACAACTGCTCAGGCAGAAGCACTCGGAGATGCTGGTGCTAACAATTTCAACGAGATGGCATTCTCGATTGAGAAAGTTACCGTTACTGCGAAGTCACGTGCACTAAAAGCTGAGTACTCACTAGAGCTTGCTCAAGACTTGAAAGCAATCCACGGATTGAATGCAGAGGCAGAACTTGCCAACATTCTTTCTACTGAGATTCTTGCTGAAATCAACAGAGAAGTTATTCGTACCATTTATAACGTTGCTGTTCCTGGTGCTCAGGCTAACGTCGCAACTGGTGGTACATTCGACCTAGACATCGACTCTAACGGAAGATGGTCGGTTGAGAAGTTCAAAGGTCTCATTTTCCAGATGGAAAGAGATGCTAATGCCATCGCACAGCAAACTCGTCGTGGAAAGGGTAATATGATCCTTTGCTCTGCTGACGTTGCTTCTGCACTCACAATGGCAGGTGTTCTGGATTATACCCCAGCACTTAATGCTAACCTCAATGTTGATGACACAGGCAATACCTTTGCTGGTGTACTTCAAGGTAAGTATCGTGTATACATCGACCCTTATGCTGCTAACGTTGCTGCTAACCAGTACTACGTTTGTGGTTATAAAGGTTCTTCACCTTATGACGCAGGACTGTTCTACTGCCCATACGTTCCTCTACAAATGGTTCGTGCAGTTGGCGAGAACACCTTCCAGCCAAAAATCGGGTTTAAGACTCGTTACGGAATCGTTGCTAACCCCTTCGCCCGTGGCGCATCACTTGATAACCCTGGTGTTATCGCACGTAATAGTAATAAGTACTATCGTCGTGTTAAGGTTACAAACCTTATGTAAGAAGAAAGGAAATATATCCTTTATTCAAAGAGACCCGCTTGACGGGTCTCTTTTTTTATGGTATCATATATACTATATGTTTTCAACGCACCTCGCAGGAAAACACCCACTTGTATTTTACTAAAGGGAAACCAACATGGCACAGAAAAGACCCGCCTTTAATGGGCAAGGAACTATTGACCTTGAAATTTTTGAGCAATTAGAACCAAGAGAACAACTTGATGCTCAATTTTTATATTTTGATTTTTTAGATTTAAATGATGTAGATATAGATGATGATGATTATTTTAATCTAGCAATTAGATCAGAAACTCCAGAAGAATTTAGAAAAAGAGTAGATGATATTTCAATTAGTTATAAGGAAAAGGGATTTTTAACAAGTTACTGGCCACCATGTTTTGGTACAGACGGTAGACCTCGTGATGGTAGGGGTAGAATTAAAGCAGGAAAAGAAAATGGCGAAAGATGGATGCCAATTTCTGTTTATGATTACCGAGATGATTCTACTTTAAATTATATTACAAATGGATTACTTGCTAATGACCATGATCCAGCAGTTAGACCTCAAAGAGAAGATTTTGTGAGAGCAGGAGTTACTTTAATTTCTCAAGGTGATTTAGTTAATAGTGATGTTGCTATTAATGATTGGGTATATTCTAAAGCAAAGGTTGAGAGATTTTTTAAAGGAAATCATAACTATACTAAAATTATTAATGAAATAAAAGAAAGAGCAGCAAAGGGAGGAGAACCTCTTATTGATGTAAGATCAAGTGATGATTGGAAATCTTGGATAGAAACTAATCTTAAGTGGAAGGATAGAAAAGATTATATTTTAAGTTGTGTTGGTAATGTATCTTATATAAATCGCACTTGGTGTGAAAATATACTACCTTCAATTAAGAAAAATCAACATCCTGTAAATATTATTTTATATACTAATTCTCAAGTTCCAAAAACTGCTAGAGATGGTATGAAAAAATTTATTGAAACAATTCATTCTCATTATGAAGTTTCTTACAAAATGGTTAATAATAATTTAGTACTACAGTCATTACAACCTCCCCTCATACAAGACAGACCATATCGATTTATAGGTGCTGTACCTCAAATCTATGGTAAACATGTTGGTCCAAATATTATTTCAAATAAACTTATAAGTTTAAGTAATTATTAAATCGGGGAGGGGTAAAACCCCCCTCTTTTTTTATCTAAATATTCAAAAAGTACGATGACATACGATTATACACAAGTAGGTGAAACTACAGGAACCGATATGGAATCGGGTAGGACATATACTTATGCAAATGTTTCAGATAAGACGTATGTTGGTGCAGGAAATACTGGTGGTGGTACTGGTTGGGTATGTGGTGCAAATTGTTCAGAAACTATTGGTATGGCATCCACTCATTATGGACAACACTATGAGATAACAGGAACCGTTACTGAAACTGCTGGATATAATGCAATTGCATCAGCACATATATCAGAGCATGACTTTCAAATGCAAGGTGGGTTACAAGCAGGAACAGCAGTTGGTGTGGGATATAAAGCAGGTGTTCATGGAATGGGAGTTCATTTACAAACTGCTGATGGTGTTAGTATTGGACCTCAACTTGCAGTTAATGGAAGTGTATCATTTTCTTACAAAGATAATAAGATTACCTTCGCAGCAGCAGGTAAGATTGCAGCAGAGATAGGTGTTCATGGTAGTTTTAAGATTGTAATTGATACTAAAACATTAGACAAAGATGTTAAAGTAGTTGAGAATAATGTAGTAAAATCATATAAAGTTATAGGTAATGAGTTTGTTCAGGATGGTGTTGTTAGTCAACAGTCATTAGAAGAATTTACAGGAGAAGCAACACATCAGGTAAAAGATATAGATGGTGATGCAACGATTGTATCTCATACAGCAGAACATCAAGAGAGTGATTTAGGTCATGATGTTGATAGTGTTGGTCATGATATATCAAAAACTTGGGATGATATAACTCACTTATAAATACAAATAAAAGTAGTAATACTATGAAACCTACTCCAAAAGAACATAATGAGGCACTTGACCGTCATGCTAGAATAGTGAAGCATTTAATTGATGAAGGTTATACCGACAATGAAGAATCTGCTAATAAGATTATCATGGGTATGAGCGAACAATGGTTTAATATTATTATCGACTAATGAAAGATTTTGATAAGTTTATTGAAGAAGCAGCCACTAAGAGATGCCCTCCAGGTAAGTATTATGATGGTAAAAATTGTGTATTAGTTCCTCGTGGATACCATGTAGGTAGAGGAGGGTATGTTGAACCAGATGAGGATGGTAAAAATGGGTCCAATAACGGCAATGGAAATGGTAATGGCCATAATGGCAATGGCAATGGTGGCAACGGCAACGGCGGTAGTGGCAATGGTGGTGGAGGCAACGGAGGTTAACAATGGCAACAGCATTTGATAATCAGATATCAAATAGGAATTTTTTATCTCCAGTTGGATTTAAATTTACACTGGCAAAAGAACCTAAAGTTTCTTTCTTTTCAAATACCGCAAGAATACCTGAATTAAGTTTAGGAACTGCCGTACAGCCAAGTTATTTGAAAGATGTTGATGTTCCTGGTGACAAATTACAATACGGTGATTTATCACTTAGATTCTTAGTGGATGAGAATTTGGAAAATTATATGAAAATTCATAATTGGTTAAGGGGACTTGGATATCCAGAGACGACAAAAGATTATAAAGATTATATGACTGATGATACAACTAATATATACGATCCTGAAAAAAAATCATTCAGTGATGGTAGTTTACATATTTTAAATAGTAATTATAGAGATGTTGCTATTGTTAAATTTGATGATTTATTTCCAGTATATTTGACATCTCTTGATTTTGATGCTTCAGAAAGTGACATAAACTACTTTACAGCAGACGTAACTTTCAAGTATACTGTGTATAATATAGTTGCACCTGACGGACGTACTCCTTTATGAATCTTGATAAAATTCAGGAGATGTGGCAGAGAGATTCTGTCATTGATTCTGATAATCTACATGATGAATCATTAAAAATTCCACAATTACATTCCAAGTATTATACTGTTTATAATACGATTACTTTGTTGCGTGAAAAGGCAAGAGATTCGTATAATAGAGTAAGATTAGAAAGGTATAACTACTACACAGGAAAGGCAGAACCAGAGGTTTATGCAGAAGAACCATTTCCGTATAAGGTTAGAGAAAAAGACGCAATACAGAGGCATCTAGAGGCAGATGATAAATTGACACAGTTAGATCTTAAGATAAGATATTATGATGCAACTTTAAAATTTCTTGAGGAAATTATTAAGAATCTATCCAATAGAACTTTTCAGATTAAAAATGCTATCGAATGGCATAAATTTCAATCTGGTTTTGGATAAATAGATTTTTAAACTGTAGAGGTATGATTCGAACATACAGGGCCCGTCCTCGCTAAAGAATGAACCAGGAAGGAAACAACTTCCCGCGTTTACCGTTTCGCCACTCTACATTAAAGTCAGCTGAGTGCTGACATAAGACGTTGCATACCAATACCTCCACCACTACGAGGGAAGAAATTAAAATTAAGGAACTCTTCAAGTTCCTTCTCTACTCTTTCCTTACCAAATAATTGATAAAGTAAGTCAGCATATTGACCATCAGAAATAGTATGGAAGGTGTCTCTCATCTGTTCCTTATCGGTACTCCTTTCAGCACTACCGATAGTTTCCATACCACCTAAGATCACATCAATCTTTTTACTAGTACCATCAGGATTTCTTCCCATGTTCCAGAATGGTGATGTCCATTCAGGGAAGTCAGTAATCATACCAGTACTAATAGCAGACTCATGTCCGTGATCTAATTCACGTACTTTGTATTTGTCTGCCCAATTACCATAAGTTTTAATGTCAAGTTCAGGCAGTCCAAGGTATTCACACAATTCAATTTCCATTGCCTTGAGGTCATACACATCACCTTTCATTTCAAACTCAAACATGGGGAAGATTGTTTCATGTCTTCCTTCAACAGGGTTTGGTTCTGCCCTATATGACGTTGAGACACAAAAAAATCCTTCTGCGGAAGGATTGGACAACAATTCATATTCTAACCACATTTGACCTGTTTGTGGTAAGGGCCAGATATTACCGTTGTAATTATAGGTGGCTACTGTTTCTGGATCTTCACAGGCAGCAAGGATACTTAAACGGTTTTGAGTATGGACTTCAAAAAAACCTTTAGCCAAAAAAAATGACCTTAATAGGCCAACTGTCTTGGTATATTTTTGGGGATCAATCAGAGCAGTCATTATTTACGAACAAAACTAATTTATTTAGTAAAGATAAATATTTGCAAATGAACATTATGTTATGTCCCATTTGGTTATATCAAAGAAGAATGAAGTGTATCTTTATGTTCAAGCAGAAATACATGTTTATTATGAATTAGCAGACCAGTTTACTTTCGAAGTTCCTGGTGCAAAATTTTCTCCTGCATATAGAAATAAACATTGGGATGGAAAAATAAGGTTATTTAATACACAGAAAGGAGAGGTATATGTTGGGTTATTAGATAAGATAATTCAATTTTGTAAAGATCATGAATATACTTATGAATTTGTAGATAGTAAGTATTATGGTCTTCCTTTTGAAGTCAATAAAATGATTTCAAAAGAGGGTGTAAAAGATTATATGAATGCTATTTGTAATTATAAACCTAGATCTTATCAAGTTGAGGGAGTATACGATGCTCTAAGACATAATAGAAAGCTGTTGATATCCCCAACTGCTTCGGGAAAATCTCTGATGATATACTCGATTGTTCGATATTACGTTGAGAAAGGGAAAAGTACTCTGATAGTTGTTCCGACGACTTCCCTAGTAGAGCAGATGTATAAAGATTTTGCAAACTACGGCTGGGACGTTGGTTCATATTGCCACAAGATATATGCTGGTAAGGAAAGGGAGACAGACTCTCAGGTAATCATAACAACTTGGCAGTCGATATACAAACTCCCACGTAAATATTTTGAAAGGTTCAATGTAGTAGTTGGTGACGAAGCCCATCAATTTAAATCAAAATCTCTTATATCTATAATGACTAAGTTGGCGGATGCTAAGTATCGTTACGGATTTACAGGAACACTTGATGGAACTCAAACTCATAAATTGGTTCTTGAGGGATTGTTTGGACCGTCCTATAAGATCATTAAAACTGACGAGTTAATGAAGAAAGGGTATTTGGCTAAACTGGATATCAACGTGCTTCTATTGAAACACTCACCGAATAAATTTGAAAATTTTGAGGAAGAGGTGCAGTATATTATTGGACACAATCGTAGAAATAACTTTATTAAAAATCTTGCTTTAGATTTAAAAGGTAATACTCTTATTTTATATGCAAGAGTAGAAGGGCATGGTTTACCTCTTTATGATTTAATAAATAATAATAACCACATTGAAAATCGTCATGTCTTTCTTGTTCATGGTGGAGTGGAAACCGAAGACCGAGAGAAAGTTCGAGAAATCACTGAGAAAGAGAATAATGCTATTATCGTTGCCTCTTACGGAACCTTTTCTACCGGAATTAATATCAAAAATCTACACAATGTAATATTTGCATCACCTTCTAAATCTAGAATACGAAATCTTCAATCAATCGGTAGAGTTCTTAGAAAAGGAGAACATAAAACAAGAGCAACTTTATATGATATTGCTGATGATATCAGTTATAGATCACGAAGGAATTACACACTTAATCATCTTATAGAAAGAATTAAAGTGTATAATGAAGAAAAATTTAACTATGATATAGTAAACATACCTTTTAAGAACTAATGGGAGAAGAATTTTATTCTATAATAAAGTTAATATCAGGAGAAGAAATATTTTCATTGGTGACAATAGATGAGAATGATGGAGATCCTGTTATAGTACTTCAAAACCCAATTATTATGCAAATGTTCCAAAATGGTCATGGAGCACATATTAAAGTTAAACCATGGATTGAATTATCAGAAGATGATATCTTTTTAGTTACATCAGATAAAATTATTACTATGACTGAATCTAAAGATGACAAATTAATTGAGATTTATAATAATTTTATTTCAGAAGATGATAGAATGGAAATACATACACCAAATGGACTTGTACATCCATCTTCGAAGATGGGATATATATCAACTGTAAATGATGCTCGTAAGTATCTTGAAGAAATTTATAATATAACTCAAGATAAAAAAGAAAGCTAATTAATCCCTTTCAACCCTGACAGAGTTATTCTACGTATAATTGAGTACCTTGTCAAGCCCCAAAAGTATGCTATAATTACTTATATAAGTAATCAAGGATATCAAATGTTATGCCTAAGAAAAAGACTGAGCATTATGTAAATAATAAAGAATTGTTGGAGGCGATGATTGTTTATAGAGGAAAAGTTTCTGTAGCAAGAGAAAAATTTGTAAAAAAGTATGAGAAAGATCCTCCAAAGTCAGGACCATGGGAGGGTAAACCCCCCATTCCAAATTATCTTGGTGAATGTTTTTTAAAGATTGCTACTCATTTGTCGTATAAACCAAACTTTGTTAATTATATGTTTAGGGAAGATATGATATCCGATGGTATTGAAAATTGTGTACAATACATTCATAACTTCGATCCAGAGAAGTCAAGGAATCCTTTTGCATACTTTACCCAAATTATTCATTATGCCTTCTTGAGACGGATTCAGAAGGAGAAGAAGCAATTAGATATTAAGACAAAGCTTATTGAAAGAACAGGATTTGATGAGGTTATGATGGTTGATGATACTGCTCTTGCAGGATCAAGTTCTGAATATAACTCAATTAAGGATAATGTTCAG